CCCTATGGCGGCTTCCCCGGCTGTGGGCTGGTGTCGTGACTCCGCTGCCCGAGGAGGTGCTGGCCGCCATCCGTGCCCATGCGGAAGCCGCATATCCACAGGAATGCTGTGGCGTCGTCATCGTGCGCAACGGCAAGCCGGTCTATCGCCCCTGCGCCAACCAGGCGGCCCATCCCGAGTTGGAGTTCGTCATCGCGCCGGCCGATTTCGCCGCCGCCGAGGACGAGGGCGAAATCATCCGCATCGTCCATTCGCATCCCAATCTGGCGCCCGAGCCCAGTGCCGGCGATCTGGTCGCCTGCGAGCTGGGCGGTGTGCCGTGGCTGATCGTCAACTGGCCAACCGGGCGCATGGTGGAGTTCGAGCCCTCGGGGTACCAGGCGCCACTGGTGGGGCGGCCGTTCCATCACGGCGTGCTCGACTGCTACAGCCTGATCCGCGACTACTATCGCCGCGAAGCCGGCATCGACCTACCCGATTTCCCCCGCCGACCACAATGGTGGCTGGGGGGCGATAACCTCTACGCCGACAACTTCGCCGCTGCCGGCTTTGTCGAGGTGGCGCTGGCGCCGCTCCAGCCCCACGACGTGCTGCTGATGCAAGTCGGCAGCCCGGTCATCAACCACGGCGCAATCTATCTCGGCGACGACGTCATTCTCCAGCACTGCGCCGGGCGGCTGTCGTCGCGCGACGTCTATGGCGGCGGCTGGCGGCGCGCCACCCGCAAGGTGGTGCGGCACCGCTCTCTGCTCGGGGCATCGTGATGCTGAAGACCGTCGTCCTGCACGGGGCCTTCGGGTCCCGCTTTGGCCGCCGCCACCGACTCGATGTCGCGAGCCCCTTGGACGCCATCCGGGCGCTGTCGGTGCTCCAGCCCGGCTTCATGCAGGCCCTGGTCGCCCATCGGCCGGGGTTCCGGATCGTGCTCGACCGGGTGCCGCTGTCGTCCCGCGACGAATTGGCCCTGCCGGGGCGGGAGACCATCCGCATCGTGCCGGTGGTGGCCGGAGCCGGCGGCGGCATCGGCCAGATCTTCATCGGCGTCGCCCTGGTCGTCGGCGCCTTCTTCACCGGCGGCGCCGACCTGGCGCTGGCGCCGGAGGCGACGTTGGGGTTCACGCTGACCACCACGACGCTCGGCGGCATGGCGCTGTCGTTCGGCGCCAGCCTGGTTCTCGGCGGCCTCTCCCAGATGCTGGCGCAGACCCCCGATACATCGAGCCGTGGGCAGGGGCAGGGCCTGGACTCTGCTTCCTACCTGTTCAACGGGCCAGTCAACACCACCCAGCAGGGCAACCCGGTGCCGATCCTCTATGGCCGCCTGATCATCGGCTCGCAGGTCGTCTCGGCCAGCGTCCAGGCCTACGACATTGCCATCGCGCCCAAGCCGGCCGGTGGCACCAACTCGGTCACCTGGAAGGGCGGCCCATGACCCATCAGGCGATTGTCGGCTTCGGCGGCGGCGGTGGTGGCAAGGGTGGCGGTGGTGGAGGTGGCGGCGGCGGCGGGCTGTCCGAGGCGCCCGATTCCTTGCGTTCCAGCGAGAAGGCCATCGTCATCGACGCGCTGTGCGAAGGCCCCATCGTCGGCCTGGTCGACGGTGCCCTGTCGGTGTTCTTCGACCGCACGCCGCTTGGCAATGCCGACGGCAGCTTCAACTTCACCAACGCGGTGTTCGGCACCACCACCGGCGACATCGCCTCCAATAGCTCGGCCCTGTCGCAGCTCTCGGGTGACGCCGGCAGCATCGAGGCCAGCACCCCGGTCAACGTCCAGGTCTGGCAGGCCCAGCCGGTGGTGTGGTCGATCACCACGTCGGGCGTCAATGCGGTCCGCGTCACCGTCAGCACGCCCTACCTGACCAACGAGGATTCCAGCGGCAACATCTCCGGCACCTCGGTCGCCTTCACCATCGACATCCAGGGCAACGAGGCGGGCTTCGTCACCGCAATCTCCGACACCATCTCCGGCAAGACTACCAGCAAGTATGCCCGCTCCTATCTGATCCCGCTCAGCGGGGCGGGGCCGTTCGACGTGCGGGTGACCCGCGTCACCGCCGATTCCGGCTCGTCGCTGCTGCAGAACCAACTGTGGTTCGACGACTTCACCGCCATCGTCTCGGCCAGGCTGGAATACCGCCATACGGCGCTGGCCGGCATCGCCATCGACGCCCAGCAATTCTCGACCATTCCCCAGCGGGCCTACGACGTCAAAGGCCTGGTCATCAACGTGCCGGCCAATTACGACCCCATCGCCCGCACCTATGCCGGCTCCTGGGACGGCACCTTCACGCTGGCGTGGAGCGACAATCCCGCCTGGTGCTTCTACGACCTGCTGACCAATGGCCGCTACGGCCTCGGCGACCAGATCGACGTCGCCCAGATCGACAAGTGGCAGCTCTACGCCATCGGCCGCTATTGCGACGAGTTGGTCCCCGACGGGTTCGGAGGGCAGGAGCCGCGCTTCACCTGCAACCTCTACCTCCAGAGCGAGGCCGAGGCCTACACGGTGGTGCAGAACCTCGCCAGCATCTTCCGCGGCATCGTTTACTGGAGTGCCGGCGGCATCGCCGTCATGCAGGATGCCCCGGCCGATCCGGTGCAGATGTTCACGGCGGCCAACGTCATCGGCGGCGCCTTCAAATACCAGGGCACCAGCCTCAAATCCCGCCACACCGTAGCGCTGGTGACCTGGAACGACCCCGCCGACTGGTACCGCCAGAAGGTCGAGTACGTCCAGAATGACGCGGCCGTCGCCCGCTACGGCATCGTCAAGGCCGACGTCACCGCCATGGGCTGCACCTCGCGCGGGCAGGCCCATCGGGTCGGCAAATGGCTGCTCTATTCCGAGCAGTTCGAGACCGAGGCGGTCACCTTCCGCTGCGGCATGGACGGCGCCTACGTTTTCCCCGGCGCGGTCATCGCCACCTCTGACCCCAATCGCGCCGGCCGGCGGATGGGCGGGCGGCTGGTCGCGGTGTCGGCCGATCGCACCACGATCACCCTTGATGCCGCGCCGGTAGTGGGGAGTGGGGTCTCCCTCCAGGTGGCGATGCCGGACGGGACGCTCGCCGCCCAGTCGATCATCGCCATCACGGGCGCCACTGTCATTCTGGGCGCTCCGTTGCCGCAGATGCCGCAGCCCAATGCCATTTACCTGATCGCCGAGATCGACCTCGAGCCGGAACTGTGGCGGGTGGTCACCATCAACGAGGTGGAAGCCTGCCAGGTCGAGATTTCCGCCATCTCCCACGACCCCTCCAAATACCAGGCGATCGAGGAGGGATTGGCCCTGCTGCCGCGCCCCGTCAGCACCCTTTCGGCAGCACCGGCCACGCCCGCCAACCTGTCGGCATTGGTGTCCCGCTATGTCATCGACATCGGCATTGCCGGTCTGCGCCTGACCTTCTCGTGGAGCGGCTCGGCCAATCGCTTCACCGTCACCTGGAGCCGGGCCAACGGCGGAACGACCACCGTCACCCAGAGCCAGACCAGCCTCGACATCGACACCGTCGATCCGGGCGCGGTCTACACCCTGACGGTGGTTGCCGTGTCGTCCATGGGCTTCGCCTCCGCCTCGGCCAGCCTCACCGTGACCGTGGCGCCGCCGCCGATGATGCCGCCGGCCGATGTCACCGGGCTCACGGCCACCGTCACCGCCAACGGCGTCCAATTGTCGTGGACCGACATCGCCGATCCCATGCTCTACGACTACGAGATCAGGGAAGGCACCGACTGGGCCAGCGCCACCTCGCTGGGGTTCTTCGCTGGCACCTCGGCGATGGTGCCGCCGCTGCTGGCGGCGGGCTACCGCTGGATGATCAAGGCGCGCAACAAGCTGCTCGATGAATCGGCCAACGCCTGCGTCGCCGCGCTGGGGGTGACGGCGCCGAGCCAGCCACTTCTGGCCGCCGGGATCAATGGACAGAACTACGTGCTGACCTGGAATACGCCCACGGCGATGTTCCCGATCGACCATTACGTCATCGCCAGGGGGGCGACCCAGGCGAGTGCGGCCCAGATCGCGCTTGCCTATACCACCCAGTACCAGAGTCGGGTCGATTTCTCCGGCACCGTCTCGTTCTGGGTGGCCGCCGTCGATATCGCCGGCAATACCGGCCCCGCCGCCCTGGCGCAGATCACCGTCACCCCGCCGGCCGCTCCGGCGGTGACCACCCAGGTGATCGACAACAACGTGCTGCTGTCCTGGACCGACGCCACCCGCTCGCTGCCCATCGCCACCTATCAGCTCAGGAAGGGGCCGGACTTTGCCACCGCCCAAGTGATCGGCACCAAGGCAGGGTTGTTCACCACCGTGTTCGAGACGGCGGCCGGCACCTACGATTACTGGGTCGCCGGCATCGACAGCGCCGGCACCATCGGCGCCCCGGGCGGCATCCGCGCCAGCG